AAAACATTCTTATTGTAGACGATATCAATGATACAGGTGCTACATTTGACTGGATCAAACAAGACTGGCCTTCAGGTTGCTTGCCTGATGATTCACACTGGGACGAAGTATGGCATAAGAATGTACGTTTTGCATCTTGTGTAGAAAATTTAAGCAGTGAGTTTAGTTCAGATTACAGTTTTATTGAAATCAACAAAGCTGAAAATGATGAATGGATAGTGTTTCCCTGGGAGCGTTAATGAAAGATATTCGCGGCGAGTACAATGTAAAACTATCTTATGATGTACTTGTGTCACGCGAAGGCGGTATACCAGGGTATGTGATTGAATGGTGTAACAGGAATATAAAAAATAGATGGGGTTGGTATTTTCAAATGGAAAATGCTTTTCTAAGTTTTGCAGATGAGAAGGATCACACACTAGCCGCATTGCATTGGGCAGGACATAAAAGGTAATGTTAGGATTTTTCCCTAAACTATGTATAGACTATGATTGGACCAAGCTAGTAGAACGAGTTGAACAAGTTGCAGAGTATGTACATTCTGAAGACTATTGCGACAACATAATCTACGAAGATGGCGCAAGCATAGTAGCAAACGTACCCAAAGGTGGCTGGATCAGCAAAAGTGGTCCCAGCCATGATTTTTTTGTGTATGGTCCCATTGAAGAACTGGACACTTGGTTCCAACAACAGTTTCCTGAACTTACATTTACGCCTGCTACCATGTGTTATAGTTCGCAGAATGTTCCACGTCATCGTGATAGTCCTAAAAATGGACAGTGCAGTCTTGTATATCCTTTGCATGACAACGATGGCGTTGGAACTGTGTACGGAGATAATGAAACGTTTAGTTACGGAACAGTAAAGCATACTCCTGTTGTTATTAACATAACCAAACAACACGAAGTAGATATCTCAGATAAACGCATATGGTTTAGTATTCATATGCACGAACCTATAGAAATGGTAAAACAAGTATTTGACAAATACGCAGAAACAACATATATTAGTAGTATAGAGGATTCAGATTAATGCCACATTATTCAACAAAAACATATGGACACAATATTGGCTTATCAGCAGTATTTAGACAACCCAATGCAGATCATTCGCACTGTCATCTACTACACGGTTACAGTCTAGCATTCAAGTTTGTATTTGGATGCACTACTTTAGACAACAAGAACTGGGCAGTAGACTTTGGTGGACTTAAACCTTTGAAGGCTTGGTTAGAAGATAGTTTTGACCACAAGACCTGCATTGACGTAAACGATCCACACAAGGCTGAGTTTTATAAACTACAGGATTTAGATCTCTGCGAAGTGCGTGAGTTTGACGGTGTTGGTGCAGAAAAGTTTGCAGAACATGCATGGCGTTTTGCAGATAAACTCATTCGAGAAGCAACAGGAGATCGTTGCTGGTGTGAAAGTGTAGAGTGCAGTGAGCATGGTGCTAACTCAGCAATCTATACTCCTTTTTCAACACAAAGATACAAATACGGAGATTAGAATGAAAGAAGGTCCAATGAAAACACATATGGAAGATACCGAGCATAAGATCATTAAAGCAGAATATACCACATACAGAATCAAAGATGGTATGTTAACCAAAGATACAAGTGTGCGTAGTTTCAAAGATAATGGAGACTACAACGATTCTTATCACAGCGAACCATTAGCAAAGGTAAAGTAATGAAACTAAGGTACAGTGAAGCGTTTTATAGCGTTCAAGGCGAAGGCAAGTTCGTAGGAGTACCCAGTGTATTCCTACGCACATTTGGTTGTAACTTTCGTTGTAAAAAGTTTGGCAGAGACAAAAGCGAAGTTTATGCTAAGAATGAGCCTAATCCAGAAGTTGCCGAAGTCATTAAAAACCTCGATAAGTACAACGAGTTTGAAGAGCTTCCAATTATTCACACAGGCTGTGATACATATGCAAGTATCTATCCAGAGTTCAAGCGTTTTATGACAGACGCTGAAACCGATGCTGTTGTAGAACGGTTGCTAGCATTGACTCCAACAGGTAAATGGACTCTTGACAGTGGACAAGATATTCATTTAATTATTACAGGTGGCGAACCTTTGTTGGGATGGCAAAGGAACTATGTTGAACTATTCAATCATCCAAGAATGCAGGATCTAAAAAATGTTACTTTTGAGACAAATGGTACACAACCTCTCAGAGAGGACTTTATCAGTTTTATCGAGAATCAAGACAGAATACGATTCACGTTCTCATGTAGTCCAAAACTATCCGTATCGGGAGAGTCTTGGAGTGATGCTATCCGCCCTGGTGTTGTTGGTAGTTACAATAGCCTTTCTAATAGCGATCTTTATCTCAAGTTTGTTGTTGCTGACAGCGACGATGTTGACGAAGTTACTAGAGCAGTTGAAGAATATCGCAATGTCGGTGTGGTCTGCCCTGTGTATACAATGCCGTTGGGTGGTAGGTATGACGAGTACAAAGAAAACGCCCAACGAGTCGCAGGACTTGCAATGGAACGAGGCTGGCGCTATACCCCAAGACTACACGTTGACATCTTTGGAAACGCATGGGGAACCTAAGTATAAAAACGACCAACATAAACGTGCAATGACTGCGCCTGTTTGGGACGAAGAACACATGGATAGAATAAGAAAGAGTGGTATCTAATGGGCTTGTTTGATAAGTTTACAAAAAAAGCAAAACCTGAAAAGCCTACGCCCAAACGTAAAACCAAAAGCGAAAAAGAGTTGGCTACTGAAGCTGGCGAGCCTTGGGTTAAAGTTATCAGCTTTGAAGTTGATCCTGAAGATCCAGGCAACGGTGCGTTTGAAATTGATTACAATGACAAGTTCTTGTCGCAACTCGTCAGAGCAGGCTATCAAAAGGAACGCAACGAATCTGAAGATCGTATTGTTGATCGTTGGTTCCAAGATATTTGCAGAAACGTACTAATGGAAAACTATGAGCAGTGGGAGGCAGATCCTGCTATGCGTCCAAGACCAAGTGAAGTAAAGCGTGATGACGGACGCAGTGAAGTCAGCTAAACCTGTACTCTACATCAACGGTGACAGTCATAGTGCAGGTGCCGAAGCCGTAGTTCCATTTTCATTCGCAGAAGATGATCCTTGGGAATTTCCTCCGCCAAATCGTCAGCCACATCCAAAGAATGTTGTTGCAAGTTTTGGCAATGTACTAGCAGACCTATTAGGTTGGGATGCAGTAAACAATAGTGAAAGTGCTTCAAGTAATCAACGCATTATTAGAACCACAGAAGAATGGCTAGCAGATAATCCAAAACCAAATTTGGTACTGATTGGATGGAGTACATGGGAACGTGAAGAATGGTTGCACGAAGGCACATATTATCAGGTAAATGCTAGCGGTACTGACATGGTACCTGATGATTTGCGAGATAAATACAAACAGTGGATCATCAAACAAGCCGACAAAGAACTTGAATTAGAACTAGATTGGCATGAAAAAATTTGGTCTTGGCATCAAGACCTAGAAAATCGAGACATACCTCATTTATTTTTTAATACGTATTCCTATTTTCACAGATTCGCAGCCGAGCAAATGGTTAGACCACAATGGGGAAGTTCTTACATTGCTCCATATGACAGAGAATATACCTATTACTTTTGGTTAAAAGACCAAGGGTTTAGTACCGTAAATGAACATAGCTATCATTACGGTGTTGATGCTCACCAAGCCTGGGCAAACTTCTTACAAAAACAGGTTGACAACTCCGGATAAACATAGTATATTATCTTATAGTTGAATTAATCTATGAGCTTCAAATATGAGATATCTTATTGTAGACACTGCTAATACATTCTTTCGTGCTCGTCATAGTGCATTTAGAGGTGCAGATACTTGGACTAAACTAGGCTTTGCTATTCATGTTACACTGAGTAGTATTAACAAAGTATGGCGTGACCAAGAAGCAGATCATGTGGTGTTTTGTTTAGAAGGACGCAGTTGGCGCAAAGACTTTTATGATCCCTACAAGAAGAATCGTGCTGTTGCTCGTGCGGCACTAACTGAAGCAGAAGCAGAAGAAGATAAACTGTTTTGGGAAGCCTACGACGATCTCACTAGTTTTATTCGTGACCGTAGCAACTGTACAGTTCTACGTCACCCTAACTTAGAAGCTGACGATTTGATTGCAGGTTGGATACAGAGTCATCCCGAAGACGATCATATTATTGTTAGCAACGACAGTGACTTTTATCAACTGTTGGCTAAGAATGTACGTCAATACAATGGTGTTGCTAGTGAACTTTACACACTGGAAGGTGTGTTTAACGACAAAGGCAAGCCTGTTATTGATAAGAAAACTAAAGAGCCTAAAGCCGCACCTAACCCCGAGTGGTTACTGTTTGAAAAGTGTATGCGAGGCGATAGCAGTGACAACGTGTTCAGTGCTTATCCTGGTGTACGTACAAAAGGCACTAAGAACAAAGTTGGTTTGCAAGAAGCATTTGCGGATCGCAATACCAAAGGCTTTAACTGGAACAACTTGATGCTACAACGTTGGGTTGACCATAACGAAGAAGAACATCGTGTACTGGATGATTATGAACGCAACCGTACACTGATTGACCTCACTGCACAACCTGATGAGGTCAAAGAGATGATTGCCGGCACTATTGCAGAAGCAAGTGTGCCCAAGCAAATCTCACAAGTAGGAACAAAGTTCCTAAAGTTCTGTGGCAAGTATGAACTTAATCGCATCAGTGATCAGGCTCAACAGTATGCAGAACTATTATCAGCGGAGTATAAACAATGACACAAAAAACAGCAACTCCAGTAGTTTCAAACAAATTCTGGATCGTCGAAGAGGACGGCGAGAAAGTCGCAAATATCCAAGCAATCGAAGGTGGTGGATTTACCTACGTGCAGGATGGCAAGCGCGAACGTTTTCCAAACCTTAAAGACATTGAAGTTCGATACAATATTGTAGTGGGCAAGAAGTCTACTAAAAAGGATCTAAAAGCAACTACGCCAACACTGTACGGCTTTCCTGTGCAAGGAAAAACTTATAACGAAAGTTATAATGTACAAACACGTATTCCTGTGTATAGCAAGACTGCTAGTAGTAAGAGTATGTATTGTGCAGGCTACTACTGTGTTGAACTAGACACAGATGCTTGGATCAGTCACTTCTGTCCTAAACTAATTACCATCAAACGTTATCCATATTTGGGACCGTTTAAATCTGAGAATGAAATGTTAGAAGCATGGAAAATAGCTTGCCCACATCTCCAAAACTAACTGTTAGTTTACAAAAACTAGCAGACCAGATTAGAGTAGCACAACAATCAGGCAGAAAAGATGTCGTTATTGATATTAAACTTGCCAGTGGTGCTATCAATGAGATAACTAAAATACTACTATTGAACGTCGAGCTACATCAAATGTATCTTGACAATCAAGCTATTGCCGTTGAACTTGATGGCGGAAATTATATATTAAAACCTTAAATTTTTAGGTAAATAAACATAGCATATTATGGTGCTATTGTTCGATAAGAGATTGTATATGTCAAGACCTAAACCAAACGTTATAATTGAGTATGTAAATAAAAACACATACAAGTCAGATCAAGTCTTACAGAGCGAAGGTATTTGGGCTGTATTCTATGACGATGCACCTATTAACCTAAAGACACACAACATATTAGTTTCTTACCCCGGACCAAAATACAAGAAGGTCAGCTTCTCAAATCCAGGACATGCTATTAACTTAGCCAAGAAACTAAACACACTTTTTCAGACTAACAAATTTAGCGTGGTATTGTTGAAGCAAGGTGAAACCATCTACCCCTAGAAAATATACACAGAATCAGCTTACCAAACTTTTCTTTGATCTTGGTTTGAGTAAAGAATATACTATTCGTGAACTCAAAGCTAAGATTTGGGAGAATCCACAAAACCCTAACAGCCTACGATTAACCACTACTGGCTGGATGCTGTCAAATCAAATTGATATGACACATTATAAATTTGAAGTTGCCACAATGCTTACTCCAAAAAGATTGCTACAATTAGAGCGTATTCTCGCAGGACCTTACTTTATCAAAGGTAAATGGCCTCTACCTAG